ACAGGTGTAGTGGTAGCGTCTTTATTCAAGGATATGGAAGATAATAAGTGGCTGATTTATGGCCTAGGCTTTACGTCTTCTATTTTAGCCTTAATAGCAGGATTGGTATTAACGAATAAGAAAAAGGAGGATAAGTAATGGGAGCTATAATTGGATTCGCCGTGATAGGCATACCTTGTGCCGCATTTTTGATCTATTGCCTTACGCCTTCTGGCAAACAATGGCTTAGATCCAATCACATGATTTGACAAGATAGATTCTTATAGGAATAATTTAGAGATGAAAGCCTGCCGGTTGTCCGGTGGGCTTTTTTTATACCCGGAATTTTCTTCCCCTCCCTTATATTTTAAACAGAAAACTCTTATGACAATTTTAGATTTAATCAAGGCGGCATGTAAGACAAAAGGCGTGCCGGAGAAGTATGCGGAACGTATTCAGAAAACGTTCAAGATTGAGAAAGCCGAGGGGATGGAGGCTTTCGTGGACCTGTTCAAGGATAATATTCTTCCGGCAATCCAAGAAGCGGAGAATGAAGCTAAGACTACGGCTGAAACGGCCGCTGTCGCCGCTTATGAAGCCAAGCATGGGTTGAAGGATGGTAAACCGGTAGAAGATCCGGATAAGAACAAGAAAACGGAAGAAGAGCTGTTGAAGGATCTTAGCCCGGAACTGAAAGCTTATCTGGAAAGTATGAGGAAGAGCGTCGATGATATGGCTAAGAAGGTGGGCGATTCCATTACCAACTCGGCAAACGAGGCTAAGAAAGAAACAGTCCGTAAGCAGTTGAAGGATGCCGGTCTTCCGGATAGCTGGCTGGGACGTGTGGACTTGGCTTCGGAAACCTCTATCGAGGATCAAATCAAGGCGCTTTCCGAAGAGTTTACCGGAATCCAGCAAAAGGCGATCGATGATGCCGTGGCCCGTGGTGATTACGCTCCCGGTTCCGTGAATCTTCCGGAGCGTTCCGAGGCGGATTGGGCGAAGCTGATGGATCAAGATGCCGACAAGAGCGCAAATAATCCCGGTGTGGTGAACCTGGGTATTGAATAATCCAAGAAAAGTGTAACGTTATGTACAGAAAAAGAGAAAGAGAATTCCAGTATCCTCCCGGAATTGAAAAGATTATTGAGGATGTGATCGGCGGTGGGACGATTGACCGCCGGGATTTGCGGAACGCTTTGTTCAATGGCAAGTCGTTGGACGAGCTTCCTCCGATCGTGATCGTGGTGAAAGATCCGGAAACTAGGCTGTATCATGTATTGAAGACGGCGATGGCTTCCGATGCTGGCAATGAAACTACTTATAAGGTGTCCAAGAATCATCTGTTTGGTGTGGGTGACTTCGTGACAATTGGTGGCGCTTTGACTGGCGCTTCCGATAAGATCACAGCTATTGATAAGAGTAATGCGGATTTCGATACGATTACGCTGGCTGCAACGATTGGGGCTGCAACAAAAGGTCAAGTATTGGTTCAGGCTAAAGACAAGCAGGCTGCGAAAGCCGCCAAGTTACCTTATGATGGCGAATTGGTCGTCACGATGAATAAAGTCGACTTGACTGTAGCTAACCAGCAGTCCGGGTTATTGGTAAGAGGTACGGTAAACGAATCCTGTATGCCGTTCCCAGTAGATAAGGACTTAAAGGCATTAATGTCGTTTATCCGTTTTGTGTAATCCATTAAAATCTGATATATGGAAAGAAGTTTAATTAAACAGGTGAATAAAAAGAACATGGCGGCTCGTTTGAATACCCGCCATGTGAAACCAGTCGTTTTCCCGAACTTCTTCGGGGTGAAAAGAAAGACTTCGTTGAAGTGGGAGACACTGACCGGCGAGAAAGGTGCTCCGGTAATGGCAGATGTGATCTCTTTTGACGCTTCCGCTCCGCAGAAGACGCGCGAGGTAATCAGCAAGTTGTCCGGTGATATTCCAAAGACAGCCGTTAAGCGTGGTATGAACGAAAGTGATTACAACGAGTACAAACAGTTGGAACGTGACGCACAGGGTGACGCAGATCAATTGGCATTGCTGAACCTGGCTTTCAAGGATCAGGATTTCGTGTATAACTCCGTCCGTGCCCGTTTCGAATGGTGGTGTATGCAGCTCATGAGCCGTGCGGGTTTCCATTT